CCAGTACTAAACTTCATTGCACTGTTACATGGAACTTCAAAAGATCCTATAATAGTACCATTAGCATCTGAGATTAAATTACTTTTACCTCTACTATGTTCTTGAGTAGGTTTCTTAACACCGTCATTATCTTTGTACGTTGCGGCGTTCTCAATATGTTTAGTAGACATTTCTTTAAATGCAGTCTCTTCTCTACAGAATGATGAAACATTTGTATTATCAAAGAATGGGAAGTATTGAGTATTTGGTCTACATCCGTCTGCTTGGAAAAATATTTCTATTGAACGCATAATTGGCAATACGGTAATACTAAGAAGATGATCACCAACTACTTCACTGATAGATGATTCAGATGCCACACGGTTTACTGTATTACTTGTTGTAGTAGTTGTAGTAGTTTGTTGCTCTGATTGATATGTGTTAGTAGTCTCTATCGTCCTAGTCTGTTCGTAGGTAGAGGTGTTGACTGTATTAATACCAGTTCTAGTTTCAGTAGTAACAACATCCCACATATCTGTAGTAATGATATCACCCCACCAGTATTGTCCCCAATCCCAGTAACCGTAACCTGTTCCAGATCCACCTAGACCGAAGTCTCCGGTAAAATATCCACCACCCCACTCATAACCACCGTACCAACCAGACCAGTCAGTCCACTGTCCGTCTGTCCAGTTCCACCATGAGTCAATAGCACTACGTGATATTTCTTCGGTACGTTCTCTTGATATTTCTACAGTTTCAGTATATAATGTTTCTACGTCTGTTACAGTACCGACTTCAACCCATTCTCCTAATGTTTCAGTAGTTTCACTACCAATAAGAATTGGATCTGTATTATCCGTAACTACTGTAGTTGAGGTAGCACTAGTAAATCCATTCGTATCACCCACTTCTAATGTATCTGGATCAACACCATACCATGAATTTGCTGAGTTATTCCAGTTAAGTGCTTCACGAAGATCAAGTTTTGTGCTTTTACCTACAACTTTCTGTCCAACATACTCAGTATCTTTCCACCTATCAACTTCTGGTGAAATTTTCATTCTCAATAGAGATTTGTGCTGATAAAATGGTGCGAGGTTTTCTGTACCAGATGCAAGTTCTTGTGCTTCGAATAGTTGTCCAGTATAGTTAAGTACTACCTTATCACGTTTAATTTTAGTAACACCAGTCGTTAAGACATCAGCAGAATCAAAGAATAAAGAAACGTTTTCTTCTGGTGCTCTTGGTCTTAATGTTTTATTCGGCCCATCGATTGCTGATTTAGCACCTTCACCTTTGTTTTGTGTATGTTGATGGTCTACAAATGAATCTACAAAGAAACCAGATTTTGCACGGTCTCTACCACCACTATCAAGAACATCCATAAACTTAGTATTCAGTTCTAGTAATGATAATGCAGTAACTTCTTCTAGACGTTCTACTTTCTTTTCTAGTTTACCGATATCTGCCATCGTGAATCCCTTACGTGGAATCAACGTTTGCGTTATATCTTCGGTATGCATAGTATTTGGTTCCATACGAATATTGTATAGATCCATAGAACCTTCTGGGATAGCAGGATATTTCGGATTAAGAGATGATGAACCTCTAATAATTTTTAGACCTGCTTCTGGATTGATAATTAGTTTGTCTAAACGTGGCAAGTAATATGTTGCATCCGCAGTAATAGTATCACTTGGCACTGGTAGTAACGGTACATTGTTATATACACCGTAACCATTAGTAGATGGACGGAAATCAATAACATCTCTTAGAGAGACTTTGTTACCGTCACGTAATGTCTGAGCAGGTATTTTTAGGTAATCTACTTCACCGTCATATGAGTTGACTGCGAAGAATGCTCCAGACGCATCCGGAGAGAAGTGTTTAAACCTAACAAATACTGGTTGGTTAGCACTATCTAATCCACCACCTTGATAAAGCAATCTACCATCTTCATACGATTGCATACGAGCACCGGCATCGAATCTAAAGTGTGGGAATATATCTTCACCATCCGAGTCATGTTTTCTAACTCTATCGACAGAATATATATCAGATGCTCCAAGTTTAATAACAGACCAACCTTTACCGTCACTATCAAGTGTACTGGTAACAGTAGTTTCTACTAAATCTTTATTCTTAACAGCAGAATTTGTCTTCTTAATGAATCCAATTACTTCATATGCTTTACCACTTGTCAAACCACTTAAACGTAAAACTTTATTGTTTGACTGTAATGAGGCAGACACTCCAGAAGGCATCCAATCATCTGTAGCGGCAATGAGTACATCCGATACGTTTACAAACGATTCTCCGGCATCTGTTAAAGTAATGTCTTTTGTAGCGGCACTCGCAGTAAAGTTATACTTCTTCATAAATGTATAAGTTACATCTAAGAATGATTTTGGTCTACGAATAGGAGCATCAAATAATAAACCTGCCTTTTCTTGCTCATATATGTGGTTAATATTATTTTTGTCTCGTACTACAGTAACATAGTGAGTATTAGTGGCAGACTTAACTGACATTACGTCACCGATAGACTTAGTTAAATTAGTGACTTGTACGTTAAACAAGTGAAGTTTGTATGCGGGTGTACGTGCAAATTCTACTGCACCACGACCAGATTCAACACGGAGTCTACCTGCCGGTTCACCTTGAGTAATGGCACGAACATTGGCAGTACCAATTTTGGTACCCGTACCGTTTGCGTTCGGTAAGAGGTCAACTGTTTCACATGTATCGACATCAAGCATACCAACACCAGAATCGAAATACATGTAGTTACCATAACTAATACCAATTTGATCTTCACTTCTTTCAATCGTTTCGGTTGCTCTTTTTAGAGGAAGAATTTTAGGTGAGTCGGTTTTTACTCTTTTACCTTGAATATAAGCAGAGCCTGGATCTACTATAAGTTTAAAGTAGTCATCTACAGTTCCATCTGCTTTGTAAATTGATTTACCGTTTGGAGTAACACGTGTTTTCCAATACTTCTTAATGAAGTCACCGGCAAGGTCGTTGATTCTTTCATCAACATATTTAAATGTTTTGTGTTCTGCTTGTTGTACACCACCTTCGAATCGTCTACCTGCTACAACACGACCTACATGTAAGTACGTATCACCCGCAACAACATCATTTCTCTTAGTTAAAATAAGACGAATACGTAATCTGTCTGCGCCAGGCGATGATCTGTTTGGAGTTGCCGCTTGGTTATCATACAATGCATCTGTATCAGTAACTGTTATGATATCTTGAACTACTTTAAATCCGTAGTCTACTGTTTGGTTGTTCTTGTACTTGTCTAAGAAAATCTTTTGCTTATCGGCATATACAAAATGACCGGCAACAAAGAAGTCTGTGGCATTAGTTTCAACAATAGAACCAAAACCAATAGCACGGTTAGTAGTGGTATTTGTAGTTTGTACAGTTAAGTTAATATTAGATCCATTACTTAAAACTTCACCCAGTGTCACAACAACATTATCTGTTTGTTGATTAGCAGGTGAAATAGTATTTGGATTTTCTAGGTATTGGACATAAATAGTATCCGGATCTGATCCGACAGCGGCAACTGCTTCTACTACTCTAACCTTTATACTAGAGGTTGCACCAGTAAGTACTGTACCCTCAAGTGTGCTAATATCATCAAAAGAATTATTGGCATCGTTTGATATTTTAATATACGAGTATGTGTTAGTTACAGCACTACCACCCGCAGAAACCTCAACACCATCTTTTTCTAGAACATACATTCCAAAACGAGCAATCTCTTTCTGGAGAATCGTTTGTAACTGAGTTAATTCACGTGCCTGTAGAGCACGACCTGCGTTAAAGAGTATACGATGATAATTATCGCTATCTTTATAATCGTCCTTATACGTTGAACGTAATGTTTGTTCTGTTAAAGTAGTTGCCATTTCTTATTTCCTAGATTGTTATAACTATTTTCAAGTCTTCTGTTTGGTCTGCTGAACGAGTTACTGCTGAACGGTTATCAATATATAGCAGATCTCCCGTAAACGGATTGAACTCACCTTCAGTAATTGATTGAATAGTTCCATTAATAGTTGCGTTACCCACTACTGATATACTCTCACCATTTTGAAATGCTTTGAATCCTGTAGTTTCATTCTGGTGATACCAAACACTAGAAGAATCATTCGTATCATCGATGATTCCCTTTGCTCCACTAGTAGCACCTAATATTGTAGATTTTTGTACACTTGACTTGACAAAACTGTTTCCGTCTGTTACAATCTTATCAACACCACGAGCAGTAGTAGATGTAAGTCTTGGGCCGTTCGCACTATCTACATGAGGATTACGTAGTAACAATACTTGACGGAAGATCTCATCACCTGTGATGAAGTCACCAGTCTCAATACCATTTGGTTTAGAGTTGAACATCATGCCCTGTGATTTTAAATCGACTACTGGGTTTGCACCAATACCTTCTGGATTTCCAAATATAGGTCTCACGGTTGCAGAAGAACTTGCAGTTGCTCCACCCCCAGTAAGTGTTACGTTTGCATAGTCATATCCTGTTCCATAGTATGATGCACTTGAGTTACCCGCACTGTCTGCCTTTACTTTAACATCAATAATGGTCTCACCTGCACGTACTGCATATGCAGTAGCACCAGTACCATTACCTGTAATAGTTACTGTCGGTTCAGAGGTATAACTGGATCCTGCATTAGTTACTTTATATCCAACAATCTGACCTCTAACCGCATTATTCTGTACAATTTTCTGTTGTAAGTCTTCTGCCGGTGAATCTGAATCAGTTGTTGTTACAAATCTTACTGGCATGAACGCAGAAGATAGGAACTTATCGGCACGTAACGCACCAATTGAGTACAAGAACTTCCACGTATAACCATCAGAAGTTCTGAATGGAGTACCAGTGGTCTGACCTGTAGGTTGAATTGTAGATAACTGAGTAGTGCCGTCTTGCTTCTTACCTTGCTCTAGACAGATATAAATCTCGTTGTTTGCATTAATAGCATAGAATGGGTTCTCTGGAAAACCTACATCCGCATCATCGTATGCGTCATAGATTAAGTTAGCAACCCAACTTCTACGTGGGATTACGTATGTAGCATCTTCAATTAATTTTAATGATTGTATAGAACCACGAGCACTACGAGTATCACGTAGACTATTAAGAGGAATAGTTGCCACGTCTGAATCATTCCAATCCTCGGAACGTCCAATACCTGCAAAGTATCTTACACTAGCAGAGTCATTGAAGTCTTGAAGAAGATCATCAAGTACTTGTTTTTTAAATTTATCTGTAATTACTGGCATTTTCTATTCCTATATTATGTTAGGGTTGCTCCACCCTGCAAGTTTGTTACTATCCAAGTGTTAGTGAACCACATTAATGTTACACTTCCGTTCTGTGGAATGGTTAATGTACTTCCACCGGCAATGTTACTGTTCTCATTAATTGTTTGTTGTCCCGCACCAGATACGACAAGAGTCTTAACTTCTCCATTGATACTAGTTGTACCACTACCCATTGTGTGTGTTCCAGTAGATCCAGAAGTAAATAAAGTTACAGGATCAGTTGAGTTTACTGTACCACCAGTACTTGAAATACCTTGTGTCTTATATATGACTTTACTATTGAACGAAATACCACCATTACCTTTAGTATGTAGTTCAAGAGTAACGTTTGTATCTGTACCCGTTGCAGTAACTTTTGGATTGTTTGAGGTTGCACTATTCGCAACATCAATAAAGTTTACCGCAGCTGCGGTCTTAGTAAGTTGAATTAACTCATTACCTGCACTATCCGCAATGAACGCACCAATCTTAGGTGAATTCAATTGTGGTGATTGTAGTGTTTTATTCTTTAGTGTAGCAGTATGATCATTGAATACAAAAGTATCTCCTCCACCAAGTAGAGGCAGAGTTACTATACGATCAGCGGCAAGTTCACTTACTGCGAATACATACTGGTGATTTGCACTTGTGTCATTGATCTGCGGTGTAGTTAACACTGGACTAGTCAGAGTCTTGTTTGTAAGAGTCTGAGTATTAGTATCCATGGTAAGGATACCTGTATGATCTGGGATCTGTGCAAGGTTAGTCCCTGTAGGATCCACTACACGTAATGTAGTCTTATGTGCGTTAGCAGTTACACCATCAAAGATGATACCACTAGAATCGAAATCGATCAGTGACATCAATGATGCACCGTCACCCAGTTTGTTATAAATTTCAGAGAAGTTTTGCCCAATCTTCAGTCCGGCAGTTCGGAGTGTATCTCCTGTACCATCGTTGGCAACGGTTCCTCTGTTTAATACTTGTAATGTCATGTTATCTACCTAAAGATTATTACTTCTATTTATACTAGAAGTTACGTTTAATTGCTTCTCTTAGAGAAATTTCACTATCAGAATCACCAACAGGTGTACTGAATGTTGGGTGGTCTGAGTCTACCCTAGATACTGCGGGGTTCCAAGAGAATACTTCTTGGTCAATTCTCTCTGTACTAGAGAAATCAAATCCTGCAAACTGTGTAGATCCATCACTGTCATCATCGAATGTCGGTGAATCTGGTGTTAAGTACTCACCAAGACTTGAGTACATTCTATCAATATTGTCGATAGTAAGGTTCTCAAGATCATTAATATCATTACCTCTTGGAATACCCAATGATAGTTGTGCCGAGTCTTGTGCAAGACCAGAACTACTACCCATTCTCATTCTAAACTGTATTCTTGAACCACTCACGTCTGTAGGATTATTGATGTCGAACAATGCGGTATGTTGCTCGTATGCTCTTTCATCAAAGTCTGCTTGACCTTCCAATACAATTGGTGGTTTAAGTGCTTCACCTGGATCGTACTGTAATGAATCAAGTCTACCTTCTCCTACTATCTGTGTAAGACCACCAAGATACATTCCTGCCGGATGGACTAATAATTTGTACGCATCCCTCCACTGTGCTAAAGATAATTCTGATCTAATCTGTAGAGCAAATGTCTGATACAGTTTATCATCCGTTAAATATCGAGCACTTTCTGAACCTATCTTAGATTCATTTAAGTTAAATATATACTGTTTCGTATATACAACATCCGGTTCAATACCAAAGAACGTCTTAAAGAACTGTCTTATAGAGTATTTAGTACCTTTACTACGATACAAATAACTAGAGTATTTTACTGCTGTTCTTTTATCAATGAACCCTTGGA